AAAGTTCTCAAGCAGCCAGTTTGAGGCGTTAGATGTAGACAGCGCCGTCGGCTTCTGCACGTATGTGATGCTGGCCGTGAACGCCTCGGACGGCGTCGGATACAGCTCAATCTTACCGCCGTTGATAGCGTAGAAGCGCGGTGCGCCGGCAGTGTTATTCGACGCAAAGCGGCGCTCGTCCATCTCAGCCAGCGGGATCAGCTCCAGCTCCTGCGGCCCCTCGCCAGTCGCGTTTACGATCTTCACGGTCTCAAGCCAGCCGGATGGCAGGTCGACGAACTGCGCGTCAAGCGTGATGCTGATGCGCACATCCATACGCCAGTGGCGGATGTCTCGGTTGAAGCTGCTCTCCGCCAACGAAATAAACGTCGGGATTGCCGACGCAAGGTCTTGTCTGTTGAGAAAGTCAGCGACGGCCGACTTTAGCTCTGTGTAGGTGGTGATGCTCACAGCCGACCTGCCCTTGTCCTAAACACTCTGTTGTCGGGGTCGTTCAGCCATTTCTTCATGGCGGCCGGATCGTCGGCAATCCCCTGACGTTTCAGCTCATAATACACCGAAAGCGGGATAGATGCCACCTTGTTGACATCGCCCCACTTGTCGGGCGTGTCGTTGGCCGCGCGCTTGTTTGCGTCGGCGATCTTCTCGACCTCTTGCACCGTCTCGATGACGTATTCCCCGTTGTCCTTGACGTGCCAGTATTTCGTGATGCCCTGCTGGGCGTCGTGGCTGAATAGGCGTTTTTTCATAATCCCCTCCGAAAGTGATTGGGGCGGCCGAAGCCGCCCCGCTCGTCATTACGACGTGGTCAGGTCGAAGATGCCGCCGTGGGCCTTCTCGGTGCCAACCTCGAGGCCGGCTTCCACCAGCATCATCGCCTTGGTTGCGTCGCCGGTTTTCGCCAGATCCACTTTCTGGATCGGACGCAGGTAGGCAACCGCCGCGTATTCGGGGTCAAGCAGGAACGCGTCGCGCTCACGCTGGAAGCGGTTAGGCACAACGGTCAGGGTGCCGAAATCCGACAGGTAAACGTCGGCCGCGCCAATGATGGTGGTGGGGCCATCCGACGGCGCCATGTAGCGCTGTGCGGCGATGCCAGCAAAACCCGACACTTGGGTCTTGTTGAACGGGCCAACCATCAGGATCGACGGGTTGCCGCCCGAGGTGTAGGCAGCCTGCATGGCGGCCTTCAGCATGGTTTCGGTGAAATCACGCTGGGTGCCGTCGGTGCGAGCGTCCGAGCCGTCGCCGGTGGGCGATGCGCCGCCAGTGCCGAAGTTGTCGTTGGTCGCGATCCACGCGCCCAGACCTGCGGTCTCACGAGCGGTGGAGCTGTTGCCAGCCTCTTTGGCGTTGTTCAGGCACAGAGTTGCTTCCAAGTCGCGCTTCAGCTCACGGCCGCGCTTTGCGATCTGGTAGGCGACCTCGTCGTTGCGGCCGGCCAGATCTTGTGCTGCCAAGTTGTCGGCGATGATCATCGTGCGACGAAGGATCTGCACATAGTTGCCTACGCGGGTGGTTGCCGCGGTGGCGTCGAACGACGCAACGTCGTCACCGTCGATGACGGCGGTGGTGCTGACGGCTGCCAGATCGTCGGTCTGCCATTCAAAGTAGGTGTTGCTGACGTTTTTCGAGCCGATGTTCGACTGCAGCGGCACCTCTTCGGGGGAGATGTTGTTGATGACATTCGCCAGTTCTTCGCGAATGCCTTTCGCCGAGAACGACGTGAAGGTGTTGGTTACGATAGCCATTTAAGTGTCCTCACAAGAGAGTTTTGATTGCGGCCGCCGCATCCTTGAGACGGCCAGTTCTCTGCAACTGCTGTTGCGCTTGGGTGCGTGCCGATTTCGGCTTGGCTTGCGAGCCGCGAGATCCAGCCTTCAAGGTCTTGGCCTTGGGTGGCTTGGGCTTTGCTTTTGCGTCTGACGCCTTCTGGCTGCCGGTTTCGTAAAGCATGGCCTTCCTCGCTACCTTGACGAGAGTTGCATTGGTCAAGCCGGCAATGTCATCCTCCGAGAACCCCTCGTTGAGCAGGTATTCTCGGATCTTTCCGGCCTCTGTCTGCGCCACCTTCGTATCACGCCACTCGGGGATCAACTCAGGCAACACTTGGCGCTGCTGCTCAACGTATTGCACCCGCATCTGCTCAGCTCGCTGCTGTTGCAGTTGTGCGAGGCGCTGTTGCTCAGCATCAACGGCTTCCAGCTGGGCTTGTCGTTGCTCCTGCTGCTTTCGCCATTGGCGCTCTGCTCTCGCCGCCATCTGGGGGTCTGTGTCATACAGGGTGTCCCAGTCGGGTTCTTGCTCTGCCGCCATCTCAATGCGCTGGCGCAGGGCCGGCAACAGTTGAGCATATTGGGCACGCTCACGCTCAATCTCGGATTGCTCGGCCTCGAAGCCTTTGCGCAGCTCGGCGAGTTCCTGAGTTTTGCGTGTGTAATCTCGCTGGCGTAGGTGGCCGCGCTTCAGCTCCTCAACCGTAATCTCTTCGCCATCGACCTCAACTGTGGCCGACAGCAGATCGAAGGATTGGTCTTCGTCGCCGTCGTCTTCGTCCAACTCGTCATCGAGTTCGTCCTCGGCCTCTTCGGCTTCGGACATTTCGACCTCTGGCTCCTGATCGTCTTCGATCTCTTCGCCTTCGGCCTCTAGCGCATCAGTAGCTTCCGCAGTGTCCTCTTGGGGTGCGAGCATTGCTCTGATTGCATATTGAGCGCTATACAGGTCAGTCCCCTGTGGGTTGTTGACGTCTGCCATCTCAAATCCTCTATATTATGCGGTCATTTTCCTCGTTTTTCAATGGCCGCATTATCTGCCATTGCACGCAGCGCCTGCTGAACCAGCTCAACGCCGCGCAGTTTCATGTAGACAGCCTCTCGGGCGCCACTATCGCTGGTGTTCGTAGCCTTGAACTCCTCCCAGCAATCCTGCTCGATCTCAGCCAAGAAACGCTTGAGATCTGTGTCCTCGAGGAGGCGTTTTGCCGCCTCCCCGTCGTCAATTACCTGCTGCTTAGTTTTCACGCGCAGCCTCCTTAATCACGTCAGCCTGTGCCTTCATTACCTCGCGGTCGATGGCCAGCTTGGCGCGGATCTGCTCGACGTTGAGCTGCGTGCCATACTTGGCCTTCATCTCCTCCGCCTTGACGTAGAGGTCGGCCTCCAGCTTGTCGCGCTCGCGGTCGTCAATCATCTGCGCCTTCTGCAGTTCAAGTTGCAGCTCGGCCGCCTTCTTCTGGATGTCGGCTTGGATCTGCTGGATCTGCACTTGGATCAGCTGCTCGTTGATGTCCGGCTTGTTAGCGTCAGGCGGCGGCTGGAACTGCGCTGGGTCGTTCCAGAATTGCGACGCATCCTTGAAGCCAGCCAGCTCGGTCATTGCCTTCAGCGTGTTCGCCAGCTTCGACATGTCGGTCAGCGGGTTCTGCTGACCCATGGTCGACATGGCCTCTTTCTGCATCTCGCCGATCTGGCGCAGCATCATCATGCGCTCCTGATCGGTGCCGCGGCCCAGCGCCACGTTGATCACGACGTCCATGTTCGTGTTCCAGACGCGCGGGTCGATCGGCACAAAGGCGTTCGACAGGCGCACCATGCGCTCGCGGTCCTGATGCGTCGTCACGATGTCAAGGATCAGCTTATACAGGCGCTTCATGCCGGTCTCGGCAAAGATGCGCGCGATCAGCTCGATGTGCTGCTGAGCGGCGCTCACAGTGGCCTGCACGGCCGATGCGGTGCTTGACTGTAGTGCGCCAGCATCCAAGCCCGCAGACGCCTTGGAGATGCCTGTGCGGGCCTCTTTGACCTCGTCCATGTATTGCAGCACCGGAAATGCCTGCTGGCCAACGAAAGGCATGGTCATCGGCTGCACTTGGCCCGCCGCGCGCTGGCGGATGATGGCGCCTGTCTCGGTGTTCATCACGTCGTCGACATTAACCATGCCCTCGACGATAGCGACGCGGGGGTGGATCGACATGGCCAAGCTGTCCAGTGTGTTGCGCATGATCGAAGATTTGATGCGCTGAATGTCGGCCACGGTGTCGGCGACACTCATGCCGAAGAAATCGTGCGGCTCGGGATCGGGGCAGAACGTGGCAAACGGTGCCACGGCGCACGGCTCGTTGGCGAGGATCTTTTTGCCGTCGCCGGCGGTGCAGATCTTGCGCAGCTCCGCGATGCCGTCGTTGTCGTAGTCCACGCGGATGTAGCTCTCGACGTAAAGCACCTTCTTCATCGCGGGGTCGTTGCGCTCGTTCATCTCGTTGGTTAGCGCGCTGTTCCGCGTGTAGCGTTCCACGTTGGTGTTCATGTCGTCGTGGGCCGAGGACAAGTCGGCCACGTCGTCGTATTCGTAGCCCATCGCCACCAGCTCGGATACCGTAACAATACGGCGGTGCGCGACAAAGTCGGCCTCGTCAACCGACTTGGCTTCGCGCGAGATCAGGAACTCCTCTGGCGGCACGGCCTCGATCTTCACGCGGCCATCTGGATGCACGTAAGTCACGCGGATGCTGTGGACCATCGGCGGCGGGATCAGTTGGCCAGTCATCGGGTCAATCTGCGGCTCGCCCATCGCCTCGGACGCCACCACCTCGATCTCGGCGGCGGGGTCAGCGGCAATCGCGGCCAAGCCGGCGTCGTCGATGCCGGACAGGTCATGCGTCTCGAACTTGGTCTGGTCGTCCCAGTAAGCCTTGATGACGCCGACCTTGCGAACGAGCGCATCCTTGAACGCCGAATGCGTGACCAAGAAGCCGTCGTTGTCGCGGTTCATAATGAAATTCACGTATGCCGTGGCCTGCTCCGCGGCCGCCACATCTTCGGGGCCGTTAGGCGCAAACTCGACGGTGCGCTCCGAGCCGTGGAAGATGCGCATCAGCGACGGCATGATCGCCTGCACGGTGTCGCGCACGTCCATGCTGACAACTTGGCTGCGGCCCTCTTCTTCGTCGCCAAACGGCTCGCCGCGGTAGTATTGCGTCGCCGTGGCGCGCACTGGCGAGATCCAGTTGTCGATGAAATCGATGGCGTCGTCGATCTCTTTGCCGACGATGCCCTGCAGCTCGTCCTCATCCATGACGTCGAGGAACTGCTCCTCGATGTCCTCAATCATATCGCTGATCTCGTTTTTCATTGGTCAAGCAGTCCTTTGGGGCGCATTTTGGGGCGCGGGCTGATGTTTACAGGCATCGTCTGCCCAGTCGCCTGATTGTAAAACTGGCGCACTTTCGACACGTATTCGCGGGTCTCCTGCGGCATGCCTGCGGCGCCGCCGCCCATGCCCTTCTCGCCCGGCCCCCAGTTGTAGGCAGCGGCGGCCTCGTCCATGTTGCCAAACTTGCCGAGCATGCCCTCGAGATACGCTTCGCCAAAGGCGCGGTTGACCTCGGGGTCTTGCAGCAGCATGCGCGCGGTGTCGATGTCCTCGTTGGCGACGTCAAAGCCAAAGCCGCGGGCGATCTCGAAGATGTTAGGCACGCCGTAGCCGGGGTCGGCCGCCGTGGGCGCCTTCACCTGCATCGGCCCGATCGCGCCCTTCTTGTTCCCGCGCAGCTGCGACAGCGGCTTGGTCTCGCTCGTGGTATACGGGTCGACGCTGCTCTCTGCGCGCTGGATGGCATCGAAAAACGCCATTTTGTCGAGTATGCCTGCCATTATTGTGGCTCCTGTCAGTCCAATAGGCCGCGACGTGCTTCTCGCGTCCTTACAATTTGCTCATCATATGGGAAATCTTGCGTCTCCCAAGGAGGCGTGGCGCGGCGCTGCTCAGCGGTCATTGTTCGACGCTTCATCACATTGTTTGCCTCCACCTCGCCAGCAGTTCTAATGTATTGCTGGTAGGCTTCTTCGTCAGATATGGCTCGATTTACAGCCCTATCATATTCTGCATAAAGCGGCTCAAGTTCTGGGTGCTTTGGCCTGTATCCAGACAAACCAAGTTCAGCTTGCTTCTTGTCAATTTCATTTGAAATTCTGCGCGTTTCATTCATGCGAGAAGTTAAGAGTTCATTTAACTCAAAGCTAGGGTTGGAGCCGGGCGCAAAGCCCTCTTGCGCCTGAACGGCATGCTGCAGCTCGTGAAGCGCAACAGGCAATCCCTCACTCGCGTCAGGTGACGAAACACGTATCTGCCCAGTATCAAGATCAAACGAACCGCTTTGCCTTGGCCGCTGCGAAAAATCCATGTCACCAAACATGTTTGGATATGCCGCAGGCAATTCTTGCCCCCTGTAATGGCCGCCAAGCAGCTGCTGGTGCAAAAGGCCGCCAGAGTAATTTGTTTGATACTCTGGACCGCCGTAGTTAAGCGCGTCAGCAGCTTTCTGGCGCAAAATCGCTTTACTGTCATCAATCTCAAAGCGCCATTTTCCGTCAGCCCCCTTAAACCATCCAGTTTCATCCCAAATTTCTTGAGGCGACCTTAGTCTGGCTGAAAGTGCACGCGCCTTTTTAAGGGCGTCTAAATCAGCAGTTTTTGCGTTTGCGCCGGCAAAAATTCTTACAGTGCTAGGATCGTATGTCGCCGCGCTTTTCGCCGTAGTGCCAAGCGCACCTGTAGCAGCCAAGCCAGCCGTTCCCATGGCCTCCATGGGGATGTCTTCCTGCGGCAGCAGCCCACGCATGGCCGATACAGGCGCGTCAATCGCACGGACCATAGGCTCGAGCAAGCCGGCGACGTTGCCCTCCCAGCGCACGGTATCGGTGCCGCGGACAGGCTCCTTTGACAGCAAACCGCCCCACACTGGGCGGCGCCCCTGCGCCTGCAGCTCAGCCGCATTCTGGCGGGCGGCGTCGTAGATGCCGCTGAAGATGCTCTGGCGCTCACGCGCCCGGCGTAGTTGCTCGGCCGTCGCCATCACCACTTCTCCTTATTCGCCCAATATGCCGCCGACATCTTGCCCTTGGCGATGTTCTGCGCGTGGCGCGCCTTAAACGATGCGCGGCGCTTCTTCTCGGCTTCGGTCTTGGGCGCAGATCCCGCGCCCTTCACGCCCTGCTGGCCAAAGCGTATCGTCCTAACCTGATCACCGCTCTTCGCGACCACGACGTGGCTCTTGGTCGGGTGCGACGGGGTGCGCTTGGGCTTATTAACGCCCGCAACGCCCGCACGCTTCACCGCGGCCTTCGCCTTGTCTGCGGTTGATCTCGCCATCACTTCTTCGCTTTCTTTCGTTTTGACTTGGCCGCCTTGGACAGCGCGATGGCGACGGCCTGCTTCTGCGGCTTGCCAGCCTTCATCTCGGAACGGATGTTCGCCGATACGGTCTTCTTACCGTAACCACTTTTCAACGGCATGCGTCGCCTCCAAATAACTCACGCACATAATACAGTAAAAACACCGTAATGCAAAACCCCGTGGCGCGGGGAGGAGGAAAACACGCCACGGGGGAGCGCTGCTCTGGGCCAGCGGATGTGGGAAGCGCCGACCTTGTGCCAAATTTAGCACGAAATATCGCACTACGCCATGTGCGGTAAAACAAAGTCGCCGCACCACGCTACAGAGGGGGTTGACTTTACCGCACCCCTGTTTTACGCCTGTGAAGGCGTAACAGGTGCGGCAAAGGCCACTTTCGCGCCGCAAAACTTTCACACAATCCCACGTATTCCACGACGCAGCGGCTTCTGCCATCCGCCGCTGGCCGACACGCCGTATGCCATCGTCGTGTGGTCGTTGGCCAAGGTCAGGCACACCGCATCGGCGCGGTCTGGCGAGGCGACGCCGCGCTTCTTCATCGCCTCCTTACTCTCCACCTGCAGCTTCCCCGCGCTGGTGAAGAAATACCGTGGCGCCGCCAGCTCGGCCCACAGGGCGTCGTCACGCGGCAAAGACACGTCCATGCCCTCGAGCCACGCCTTGCACTTGAACCACAGCTCCGCGCGCAAGTTGAGATACGTGTCCTTCGCCATGGCGCGCTCCGACACGTTCAAGCCGCGCGCCGGCAAGCCCAGCTCGCGCAGGCGGTCCAAGACGCCAGCGCCAAAGCCGTTACTGTCCACGATGATCTCGCTGGGGCGCTTAGACGGCGGCATGGCGTCGTATTCCGCCTTCACGGCGCCCGTCAGCTGCATGAGGTCGAGGTTACGCCACACCGTGACGGGGTGGATCACTGGCCCCTGCCTCTTCGCCAGCACGCTGCTGTCGCCGCCCTGCCGGGCCACGTCCAAACCCCACACGGCGGCCGTATCCTCGTGGATCTTGATCGTGTTGGCCATGGCATGCTGAATCAAGGCCACCGGAATAACCGTGTCCTCTTCAGACGGGGGAAAGTTGCCAAGGACGCGCACATGATACGCGGGGCTGTCCTCGCCGTAGCGCTTCTTCATGTCCTCGACGAAATCGTCGGCGACGCGGGGGCTGGTGACGCAGGAAACGTGCATCGTATACCAGTCAGACTTGAGCCTGTTGTGCGTGTCGTAAAAGAAGCCCGTGTTACGCGTGGGGTTGCCGGTCAGCACCGTCGTGGCATTGTGGCCAGACATCGAGCCGGACGCGGCCTCGAACACCGCGTTCGGCACGCCCGACGCCTCATCCGCAATCAGCAGCACGTTCTCGCTGTGAACGCCCGCCAGCGCCTCCGGCTGCTCGGCGCGCGACGTCCGCACCGAAATAAACGTGCTTTCTGGGCTGCTTTTCAACTCAATGCGGTCAGACTTGACCTCGAGGAGGTCGTTGAACGGGGGCTTGAGCCGCTTGGCCACGTTCTTCATCTCGGCGAAACACGCGTCAAACAGCTGCGCGGACGTGGGGGCCGTGACCACCGTCTTGCTCGGCACGCGCATCAGGACGTGCCAGATCGCAGCCATGGCAACCGCAGTGGACTTGCCGACGCCGTGGCCAGAGCGAACGCTGATGCGCCTGATCGCGGGGGCGGCGACGGCGTCCAGCAGCTCAACTTGCCACTCGTCAGGCGTGATGCCGATGACCTCCTCGGCGAAGGCCACGGGGTCGTTGCGGTAGCGGCGCATCAACGTGACAAAGGGGTTCTCTTGCTGCGCTAAATTTTTTTGCGGGGGCATGTTAAATCTCCGTTAACAGGGGGCGGGGGGTGTGGGGGTGGGGATGCGTGGGGAGGTCATTGCATTTGCACCGGCGTCGATCTGTCGAAGGGGGGGTCCAAACGCGACCTCCGAAACCGCGATCGGGCGCTTTTTGGCGAAAATGCTTAACATGTTCAGCATCTGCGGCGTCGGGACCGGTTTGGTGCCCCCAAGAGGAACCAAACCACGCGAAAACATGCTTGCTTTTCAACGTCTTAGCGTCGGGACCGTTTTGCGGGACCGCTTTTTGGACCGCTTTGAAACGGTCCAACACTACATCTTGTGTTCGTGCTGCGCTGCAGAGTGGTATCATGATACCCCACGAAAACTTGACCAAACGGTCAAATCTTGACCAAGTGGTAAAGATATGGCACGCGCGCACGCGTCTGCGCATCGCTGCATCGGTGCGCGATTTCGCCTCTCACACGTCATCCTCGCTCTCGCTCCACTCGCCCTCGATCACGTCGTCGTTCACTTGCACACTCGCCAGCAGTGCCGCCGCCTGCGCGTGCAGATCGGTCACGCTGATGTTCACGGCCACGTCTCGCTGACGCGTATCGTATTGCTGGTTCAGCTTAGCCGCATACCACTTGTCCGTATCCACTTGCAGCCTCGCCACGTTCACAGAGCCAACGTCAGCCTGCTGAGCGGTCTGCACAGCCCGTGCAGCGTAGAAATGCCCCGCCATGTCCAGCGCCTCCTGATAGCGCTGCCTGCGCCCCTGAGCGCTATCGAGCCAGCGATACCACAGCTTCCATCCCACGTTGTGTTCGCGGATCAAGTCCGTCACGCTCGTGCCTGTCGTCAGCTTCTCGAACAGCTCCTCCTCGCCTGCCTGATCCAGAGCAGCCAGCTTTGCGTTGCCTATCTCACCCATCGTTGCCTCCTTGGCCAAGTTCACCAGCGATCGCCGCGTAGCCGCAGATGTCCACCGCGTGATCTGCGTGACCCGGCGTGTTCTTGTAACGCACCACCTTGAGCAGCGTCATCATCATGCACACGTCCTGCGCCGTCACGGTCGCACCGAGATACGTTGACCACATGCTCGCTATGGCGCCGAAGCTGTCCTCCGCGCCTCCATGTGTCGCCGCACGGTCAACCGTGATGCACCTGAACGCCTCCTCTAAAAAGTCTCCACGCTTCATCGTCTATCCTCTCAAAACGGAATGTCGTCTCCACCGAGGTCCAGATTAACATAATCCTCGCCCCCGATCACCTTGGTCACTTTCGCACTCGGAAACGCCGCGAAGGCTTCCTTGAGAAAGTTCTCACTGAAATCACGCTTCAGCACGCACGCGGCGTCCTCGAAGCTATACACCGCCCACTCTGGATGCGCCTGCCTGATATCCACCGCACCCGTCAGCGCGAAGCACACGATCCCGTCACCAGTGTCCACGCAATACGCATGCGGCGGCAGCGGCTTATGTCCAGCGTCCAGCGCCGCCTTCTCCAGCACGTCCCACGCGCGCATCAGCTGCCCCGCTATCTCGTGAACCTTCGGCGCGTCGTTCGCCTCCACGAACACCCGCAGCGCGTCGTATGCCGCCTCAAAGCGGCCAGCGAGATCAGGCGGCACCAGAGACGGCAACGTGTCACCCCACCTCGCCATCTTCTCCCGCGCCACACGATCGAGCGGAGCCAGCTGACCCCACACGTTCGCCGAGATCTTCTCGCCCTCCTCGCCAAGCGGCCCGCCCTTGCGCATCGCCTCGCTCTTCGTCATCCTCTTCTTCGCCATTCCCTTGGCCATGATATAACTCCACTTCGCCAGCTATGTTAACACTCTGCTAACCGCACCTTGAGACCGCACATCCAGCAGTCCGCGCTAATTCCGCACCGCACCCCGCACCCCTATAGAGGGTGCGGTGCGGAGAGCGGTTTTACGGAATATTTCCGCACCTTCGGCAGTCCTCCGCACCTTGTTTTTCGTGGTGCGGTTAACACATTGTTCACACATCAATGCACCTCGTCGCTACCCTGCAGCGTCGGATTAAGCACCCCGTCCAGCAGCTCCATGGCCATGTCGATTTCCCACAGCACGTCGACAAGCATCTTCGACAGCGCGGCGTAACGCTCCAGCGTCACCTCGGCCTTCGCCAGCGAGAATTCCGGAGACCAGCTGATGAACGCCTCGTCGCCCTCATCGCTCCACATGATCTGGCCCACCAGCCGCAAGTCATCCATCGGCACGCCCTCCCCGTCGTCATGTTGCACTCGGCACCTCCAGCACACGAAACTTGGCCACGTCAAAATACACCATCGGCTCGATGTCTTGCGCGTCGCCACGCCTCACCGTGCCACCCAGCTGCACGTCCATTTCGTCTGGCGGCAGCTTAGTTATCCCGACGGCATCCGTCCACCGGACGGCGAGCATCGAAGGCAGCCCCGTCACCAGCGTCAGCTGCTTGGCCATGAGGCACTTGTGCAGGCCGACCATGTATGTCGGGAAGGCGTGCATTGAGTTGCGCCTGTGCCGCATCTCCACGAATGCCACGGCCTTCCCGTCTCTGGTTGCCATGTAGTCGAGCTGCAGCTTTATCGGCATTTTGGTCAGCTGGCAGCGGTAATGCTGCTCGACGATGCGCGCCAATGCCTGCTCGTTGTCACGATCCGCTTGCGTCTCGTAGTATGGCCTGCTCACAGCCCCGCCTCCTCTGCAGTTATCCACTTGCCCACGACCACGACTGGCACGTCGCGGCCGTCACGCTTGCTCGGCCACACGTCATTGCGCAGCACGTCCTTCTCGATCCACGTCTTGATGATCGCCTTCGTCTTGGCTTTGCCCTGCTTTTCGCTGAGATCCAGCCCCAGCACCTCCGCGACGCAATGGCCCACCCACTGCCTCGCCTGCACGTTCTGGCGGAACGGGTCGTCGCCCTGCGCCGCCTCGCCGACAAGTTTCTGCACCTTGCGCGCATCTTTGGCCGTGATGCCGTCGAACAGGTCCGGCATCTTGAACTCCGTCGCCACGCCCACGTATTCGCCGTTTGGCAACTGATACCCGACCATGCGCCTGTAAGTCGCCTGCGCTGCCGGCGGCGCCAAGTTCGCCTTGGCATCGTCCACGCGAAACACGCCCTGCGCCTCCGTCTCGCTCACGCCCAGCTTCATCACGTCATCCGGCGACACCTTGTTGATGACCCGCGCCGCGCGCGCCGCCCCGATCAGCGACCCCGCGCCGCGGATGTGGTCCACCGTGGCTTCCTCGCCGTTGGCCTTGCGGATGTGATGCACCAGCACGATGGCCGCGTCGGTCTCGTCTGCAACGCGGCGCACCGCCGCGACGGCTGCGTTCATGGCGACGTTGTCGTTCTCGCTGATCTCGTTGGCGCCAACCCACGGGTCAATGAACACGAGGCCGATGTTGTTTTGCTTGACCTTGTCAATCATGTAGTCGACCAGCTCGTCGTCGATGCTGATGCCGTCACGCCCCTGCGCCGCGAACTTGATCTGCATGTCGCGGCCCGCGTCGAGGAACAGCCGCCCGCGGATCTCGTCCGGCTTGACGTTGTAATACATGCACGCCGCCATGAGGCGACGCTGCATCTCCTCCATCGGGTCTTCGAGGTTCACCATCCACACGTTGCACTGCTCTTTCACTGGCTCCCTGAGCAGCTCGCGCCCTGTAACAATGCTGAGCGCCTCCACGGTTTGCAGCGACGTCTTGCCCGCGCCGCCCGCTGACGCCAGCACGCTGACATACGATCGCACGTAGTGCGTGCCGTAGATCCAGCGCCGCTTCGGTATCGACGCCGGGTCGATCCACTCAAACGGCGTCGGCCACTGCCGCGCCTCGCTGATCTCCTGCTGGCGCACCTCGTCCACGGGTCTGGCTTGGCTGAGCGCCTCGCGCAGCTTGTCCTCGCCGGCCTCTTTCAGATAGTCGTTGGCATCCTTGACGTTCTCCACGCCGAGCCTGTCGAAGCGCACCACGCTGACCGACGTCGACCCGTCGCCGCGCAGGACATCGGCCACCGCGTCCACGTCCAGATCTGGATCTGCGCAGATCGTCACGTCGGATGCGCGCGGCACGTTGTATGTCTGCATGCCGGACTTGCCGAATGTGCAGACGATGGTCGCCTCTGCGTGGCCATGCACCGCTTGGCGAAGGCTCAGCGCGTCCTCTGGCCCCTCGACCATGATGATCGGTCCGGCGTTGCCGATGCGCATGACGTTGCCCACCAGCGCGCCGCGCGAGTATTTGCTGATGCCGTTGTGTTCGCGTTTCTTGCCGTCGTTTGTCAGCAGCACGCTCTGGATGCCTTGCACCTCGCCCAGCTCGTTAACGGCGGGAAAGATGATCGCCGGCCCGTCGTATACGTTGGGGCTGAACCGCGCGATCTCCGTCGCGGTGCTGGCGCGCAGGCTGCGGCTGTTGAGATACAGCAGCGCCGGGCGCACCGCGTCTATGTTTTCGCGTGTGATCGGCACGCTGCGATCCCACGTCTCGCGCGCCTTGCGTATCTTCTCGTCGCGCGTCTCGTCGTCCTTGGCCAGCAGATCCTTGGCAGCGAGCCGCGTGATGAGGCGGTCGAACTCGCTCGGCGTGTATGGCACCGCGTCCGAGTTCTCCAGCACCTTTGGGTTCTCGCCGCCGCGCTTTAATCCGCTGCCGATTGTTGACTTGATCTCGATGTCGTTGAGGCCCGCCTGCCGCGCGGCCGCGTGTAATTCGATGATGGCGGCATCAAGCTGCGCCGGAGCCAAGTGGGCATGCCGCCCGAGCGTGAATGCTGCCTTGTTTAGCGTTTCGTTGCGCCCACCCTTGCCAGCGTGCATGACGTCTGCGGCGACGTTCTCTCGCACCCTGTGGAAATATGCTTCAGACATTTGTTCATCCCAAGTTAAATGTGGCGGGCGCCCCACATCGCGGAGCGCCCGTGTGGCTTAGAAGCCGAAGTCTGTGCCTCCTGCAGCTGGTGCTTGTGCGGGTGCGGGCGCAGGCTGCGGTGCCGCTACGGGTGCTGGCTGCGCCGGGGCGGCGCCATCGGCGGGGCGGTTAATCCATGTGCGGATTACGAAGCCCACATCGTATGACGTGCCCTTGCCCACGACAATAGGCTTGCTGCTGGTGATCTGGATCACCGGCACCTTGCCCATAGCAAACTCTGGCATAGTTTCGGCTTGGTTATACAGCTTGGCGATGAACTGCCCCAAGCCATACGAGTTGCCGCTGAACTGCGCCTTGCGGCCGTCCGCCAGCCAGCAATCCACCTCAAAGCCGTTTTTGTGGTTGTCGCTCGGCTTTGGGATCTGCTGAGACGGCGACGGCCACGGCTGCCAGTCGCGCACACCGATGTCGATGTTCAGCCAGCCGAATACGACGTTTTTGATGTCGATGGCGAAACCGCGATCCATGTCGATCGGCTCCTCGCCGTTCTCGGTCTTGGTCCACCAGCGGTTCTGTGGCAGGTTTGCGCGGATGAACAGGCCAGCGCCTGCGTCGTTGTTGCTTCCGAAAGTGATAGGCATGTGTGTCTCCTGACTATGTCGCCTTAGTGAATTTGAACGAGTAGGGCGGGATCTGGAGTGTCTGAAGGTCTCCATACCCGTAGCCCCACTCGCCCGTCTTTTGCGCGTGAGCAAATTGCTCAAGCGCATACTTGACCGCCGCATTACCCTCCTCGAGAGAGCGCCAGTCGAGTTCGTAGACGCCGACAGGGTGCGGCGCCTCCTTACCAACAGCGATGAAGATGAAACGGTCAATCTCGAAACCGTTGAGCATCATCGTGCGGCGGTAGAATTGATCTTGGATGTGGTAGCCAAAGTTGGCCACGGCTTTTGCGAAGCCCTGCGGCGACGGGTCGATCGTCGTCTTTACATCCACAATGGCTGCGATGTCCTTGCGCCATCCGTCCGGGCGGCAGCGCACGTCGACGCCGTAGATGCTGTCGTGTCCGAACACGCTGGCCTCGACCACGAGGTCGCCGCCCAACAGCTCAGCCGCCGCGGCGTTTGATCGCACCGCCTCGGCCATGCGGACGGAGGTGTGATAGTCGCCCTCGGTCAGCAGCAGTGCGCCGTTGGCCTCTGCCTCGGTCTTGCGTTCAGACCACTCCTTGCCGCGGCGCGTCTCTGGGCCGCACCACACGGTGTTGGCCAAGTGCGGCTCAAGGATCAGCGTGTGCGTGGCCGTGCCTACATCGAATGCGGTCGACGCCTTGCGCTCGGCGTATTTGTAATGCGCCAGCGACTGCAGCGCGATCGTCTTGGCGCCGGACGCCGACAGCGACGGGTCAAGGTGGTATTCCTCGTTGCTCATTGCGTAGTTGATGGTCATGCTTTCCCTCTTCCATATAGCGCGATCAGCAGTGCCTCCGCGCGGTGTTCGTCTTTCTTGCGTTTCAGTTGCAGCGCCAGATCTGGGAACCACTGCTGCGCCATGCGCCGCGCGGCGTCCTTGTCCTTCGGCAGGTTCATGCTGCGCTTCCACGTCACCGGCGTCACCGTCGTGAACGGCGTGCGGCTCAGATACGCTGTCGCCATGATCTGGCCGTATGCGAGTCCCAGCTTGAACATGGAGACCACGCCCTGCTTTGGCATCGCCTGCTGGCGCTCGATGTAGATGTGGTCGACGTCATCGACGCTGGTGATGATGTCCATCAGCGAGATCACGTCAACGCCGCCCTCGTCGTATACTGGCAGGTCGTGAACCTCGGCCCAGTCGTCGCCGATCAGAGCCACGCCTCCTGTGCGGTATCCGCAATCAATGCCGATAGTAATCTTGGATGTCATAGCCAGCCTCCCGCAACACGTTTACCAGCGCCTGCTCGACAATCACCGACTGGCTTTGCCGCGTCTTTGTGCTGTATAGCACAAGGGCTTGGTAGACATCGTCGCGGATGCGCGGCCCGATTTGCTTGAGTTCGTCTGCCATGTGTTCCTCCATTGGTAACGGATTGTTAACACGCATTCCGATGGGTGCGCAAGCGGTTTGTTTGTTGCGCTGTTGCGTGGTATTATTGCGCAACTTGAAAATCTACATGCAGGGCGCGTAATAGATGGCCGAAGATCAGCGACTTGAGCGCATTGAGAAGAAGTTGGACACGCTGTCTGATGCTGTAGTTTCGTTGGCTCGCATGGAAGAGCGCATGATTACGCTGTTCAAGCGTATGGATAGCTATGACGAAACACAGCGTGAAATCGGCAAGCGCGTCGGCCACCTTGAAAAGTCTACCAGCACCAACGGCCAGATGCTGCGGTTTGCTGAGCGCCTGTTTTGGATCATTGCATCTTCTGTGGTGGCGTATTTTGCGCTGAAGATGAGAGGCTGACATGATTGACCCGATTACAGCCTTGTCTGTAGCGACAGCGGCTGTCGGGCAGATCAAGAAACTACTTAACGATGGACAAGAGATTGGCGGCGCGCTGGCAAAGTTTGCTGGCGCTGTGTCTGACGTTAATCGTGCTGCCGAAAAGGCTAAATCACCGACAATCTGGAAAACGCTAACTGGGTCGGCTGAAGAAGAGGCCATCCAGATATTTGCTGCGCAGAAGAAATTGCAGCAGATGCGCCGCGATGTTGAGACGTTGATTAGCTACACTTACGGCCAAAAAGGTCTGGACGAATACAAAGACACGCTTCGCAAAGTAAAAGCCGAGCGTCAGAAAAACCAATACCGCAAAGAAGAAATCAAAGACGCTTTGATCTTTTGGTTTGTCACGGCGGTGATTGTGCTGTGCGGTTTTGCTGGGTTGGCCTTTGTGATATACTTTATCGGGAAATCTCAAGGGAAGTGGTAATGAGACACCTAGACGAAATCATCATCCACTGCGCTGCAACGCCGCCGAACTGGCTGCCGGGCGCGACAACTCAAGACAAGGTCAACGAAATCCGCCGCTGGCATGTCAAAGAACGCGGCTGGTCTGACATCGGCTACTCTCACATCATCGACCGTGATGGCACGATTGCGCTGGGCAGGCCGATTGAGAAAGTCGGTGCGCACACCAAGGGCCACAATGCCAACAGTGTCGGGGTATGCTTGATCGGTGGCAAGGGCGGCACGGCAAACGATAAATTTGAAGACAACTTTACGCAGGCACAGGCCAATGCGCTGCGCACGCTGATTGCTGGCTTGAAGCGTGAGTATCCGACCATCACCAAGATCAGCGGTCATAATCAGTGGGCCGCCAAGGCCTGCCCGTGCTTTAACGCCCCTGCTTGGTATGCGCGCAAGCCTGCCGCTGAGATCAGCGGCGTAGTTGGCGCTCAGAGCCGTTCTACGCCCGCACAAAGCCGCACTGTTCAGGCGTCTGTCGTTCAGGGTGCATCGGCTGTAGGTGGCGCTGTAGGGGCGTTAAATGCGCTCTCAGGGACTGCCCAAGTGGTGGCGCTGGTCGGCTGCATCCTGATCGCGCTGCTGGCGCTGTTTATCATGCGTGAGCGGCTGAAAGCGTTTGCCGCTGGGTGGCGTTGAGCCGTGTTCGCAAAGCTGAAACTATACGCCATTGGCGTAGTTGCTTTCGTTCTGGCGTTGCTCGGCATTTACTGGAGCGGAAGACGCGACGGGGCCGATGCCGTCAAAGCCGACGCCAACGAGGCTAGGCTGGATGCAGTGAAGACTGCGAAGGATGTGGAAGATGAAATACGCTCACTTGATGACACTGCTTTTGTTGATCGCGCCAGTCAGTGGGTGCGGAAAGATAGTGGTCAGTAATTACTGCGACATCGCCTCGCCGTTATATTTCAGTGAGGAAACGCTGGCATGGTTGGCCAAGAACGACAGGCAGTTTTTGACAGACACAGTGGCGGCAAACGAAAAATGGCAAGCCTTGTGTCAATGATCCAGTCAACCAGCCGCATCGTGCATGATGTATCATTCCGTGATACATCTGAGAGCCTTTGCTCTCGTGCATGGCGGTTGCATGGTGACAACCGCTTCTGGAGGGCGTGGGTGCGAGTGTTTGGCCGTGACCACTGCCAGACAAGTTACAGGCACTATCACGAGTAATGGCCCGCACGATCAATATACGCCACGGGCGGGCTGGTGAGTTTCTGGCCTGCTACCTGTTAGAGGCCGCCGGTCTGGAGGCCAGCAGAGTTGACGGGGCGTTTGATCTGGTTGTCCATGCGGGCGACGGCAAGCTGACGTGCGTCGAAGTGAAGACAGGCACAGAGCGCAAGCGAAAATGTGGCGGCTACAGGTTCCAGCGGCCCCGTGTGACGCTGCTTGCGGAATACTACTGCTTTGTTGCGTTGGACATTGGCCTGATGCGCATATTCCCCGGCAGCATCTGGCGTGATCGCAAAGAGGTATCCATGCCTTCCCGCGAGTTTACGCAGGCCGCCCAAGCGAACGACCTGCGGTTGTTAAAGAAGGAACTAGGCGGCGATATTACGATGTAGCCACATCAGTCTGACTGAGTATCCAGTCATACACATCCTGAATGTCTACTTTGTTTATGCCGCAATACATCAAAAGCTTCAGGCCCTCTTCGATCACCGACTGTGCTACCTTGTCCGACATGTCGAAGGTGTAGGTAGCATCGCCGTTCTCATGCTCCTCGATGTGCTTCATCACGATGTAGAAGGGTTCTTCAGCCATCACTTCTTTCCTTTCAATTTATTGACCTCTGACCTAAGCCGCGCAACCTCATGCGCCGCGCTCAGGATCAGCATTCGCCATTTGTGGTTCTGTATTTTTCTGGCGAGGTTCCGCAGTCGCTGCGTGATGTCGATCTCGTCATCACTCATCACTTCTCTCCTTCAATCCGCTCCAGCACCAAAGCAGCGCGCAGGTAGCGACCCTGCAGCTTCAAGTGTTCATCTTCCGTCAGCCGAATGTCGTGCTTCGACCCCATTCCGTTGCGGCGGTTGCGCAGCGCGTCATCCATCGCGCAATACACAGTCCACGCCTCGTCTGCGGTTAACTTAATTGCCATCAGCCCACTCCGCTCTTGTGTCATCACTGTTAAGCATCCGGCGCAGGCGCTTTAGCCCAATGCCGCTGCCAATCGAAGCCCGCTGCAGGCTAGGATACCAGACGCCATCCAACGTCACTGGACGGCGGTTGTGCGGCGCGCGCAGGCCGACAAAATCCAGCGTGCCGCGTTGCATGGCCTTCGTGATGTTGGTGTGCGAGACATCAAGCGTTCTGGACGCCTCGCCAATGCTGCCGTAGGTCACGCCGCGTATCGTCACCGGCTTGCTGACCATGCGCTGATATTCACCCTGCCCGTGTGGCATCTGCTTTCTCCTTGTATCCAGTCCCCATCCCGATGTTGTCTTGCGTGCCGCGCGCAACCGCTGCGCATACAGTGTGCTTTTTCACGCCAAAATGTCTGGCTGCATCTGACTGGCTCATAAACGTCACGCCGCGTATCGTGACCGGCTTGCGTTGCTTGCGCTGAAAATCATTCATCGTGTTGCGTTTCATCTTCTTTCTCCCATGGTGGCGCCTTTGCCAGCGTCACCGGAATATCTTTGCGGTAGTGCAGGCTGAAATTCTGCAGGTCGCTTGGCTTAACCTCGCGGCGCTTGTTGCCGGGCCACTGCTTTAGAATGAACGCGCTTTCATTTGACATCTTTCTTCGCCCTCTCGCTCAAGCGATACCAGCCGTTTTTCATCAGCAGGTCGCCTTCATCGTCCAGCTTATGCAGCATGTCCTGCACCTCGCGCTGGCCGAGGCCAAGATCGCTGGCGGCCATGTCGGCGCAGGCTGATGGCACGATGGCAAAGTATGCCAGCAGAGTTTCGCGCAGATTATCGGCCATCGGCTGTCTCCTCGTAATATTGCTCCAAGGCTATATCGATCAAATACTCGGCGACAGACTTGTAGCCCATGGCCGCCGTCTTTTGCACAATCCAGTCAGCCGCATCCTCGGTCACGTTTGCTGCGTCGTCAAATAGGGACAGTGAAATATGCCCAATATTCACACCGTGGTGCTTGCGGGCGTTCTGTGCTTTCTGGCGGTGGTTCAAACGTCGCCGCTTGATCTTGTAGCCTTCCTCGCGCAGCAGGGTCAGCTTGGTGCGCGTGGCAGGCCAGCCGCGCCCTAGCACCTCGGAGATCTTCTTGGTTGAAATGCCATCCTCGAACATTTCAATCAGCTTGGCCACCTCTTCATCTGTCCACGAATTGCGCCGCTTGCGTGGTTTCTTTGGCCCATACTTTTCGAGCATGCGCATCTTCTTCACCTTGCTGGATATGCTGCCAAGTGACCGGCCAAGGTATTCTGCTATTTCAGTCTGCAGAAAGCCCTGATCGACCATCTGCTGCAGCCGCTGCTCTTCTTTGTCCGTCCATATCTTAGCCATTGTCCACCTCGATAAAGTCGTCAGCGGTCAAAGCCCACAGCACATACGTCGCACGCTTCTGATCTGCCCGAGCGTATACGCTGGCCTTGGCGACCTCGCCCTTTTCCCACATGGATTTCAGGATGCCACTGGCGCCGATCGCATCGGTGCCAAGTTCTTCGCCAATCTCGGCGCTGGACGCTGGGCCGCCCTGTAGAAAGTCCAAGATGATCTGCTTCTGCGGCTTATGGTCAGGCTGGCCCAGCTGCACCGGCTGCTGCGCGTCGCGTTCCAATCGCACAGCCATGAACGGCGTGCGACCCGACGGGTTGTAATCGTTGGGGACGAGGCTTGCGGAGAATACGTCGCCAATCTCCGCACTTGCCGCCTGCACGACGCGTGGCGGAACGAATACGCTGGTGCCTTCACGCGTCACGCCAAAGCCTGTGCCGGTGGGGATGATGTTTACGATGGTCAGCTGCTCTATTTGGGGTTCATAGTTCATTGATTGTTCCATGGTCTTGCTTTCGGTCTAATTGTGTATCCGGTTACTACATCTGTTTTAACGCAGCCAACGAGTGTTTCATCCCAGTCTTGGCTGAATACATCATACAGGTCAGTGGCTGCGCGCAGTGCCTGTTCGCAGCTTTCCTCTGTGATGAATGGGATTGGAAACGGCATGTCTTCGTTGCCGTTTATGTTGGCGATGAATACGAGCATAGTGAGGTATGTCATGTATACACCAGCGGTATAAACAGCAGTATATACATTGTGGCGAACAGGCTGATAACTCCGATAAGATCGCAGATGAAATCACGCATCGGTCTGGGCCTCCAGCTCTGCAATCTTTTTCTTGTAGCGCATGATGTGGTGGCCGGTGATCGCCAGATCTTCTGATACCCAGCTCGGGCGGACACCTGTGCCGTAGCGTGCGATTAGGTCATCGTTGTTGCGCTCGTATTGGCGTATCATGTTTTGATACAGGATAATCATTTCTTCTTTGGTCATGTGTGTATCTCCAGTGTGTATGGTGGGGGCCGAAGCCCCCAGTTGGTTATGCGCCACGTAGCAACCTTGCCCACGCGGCGCGGCGTTTGGCGGTCAGTTCTTCGACCACAGCCTCGGCCTCCTCTTCCCAGTGTTCGTTGTGCATATGCACACCGCAGACCTTGCATGCTTGCAAATAGCCCTCAAGCGCAGCGCGGGGCGATGTATCAACGGGCAGGTGGAAAGCGGATTTTTCTCGAACCATGCGCATAACGTCAGAAAAACGATGGGCAAGGTTTGCGGCTTGAACTGGCGTGATGGTCATATGTGTATCTCCTCTGTGTAGGGTGGGGGCCGAAGCCCCCTGTTGGTGTTAAATCAGGACTGCGTCTTGGCCCCACTTGTCGCCTGCGCGGCGCGTTGCAACAAACGCGGTTGCGCAACCAGAAAGCCCTGTGCCGCTGCCAGAAATGTGTGCGTAAGCAGTGGCTTCCTCATTACGCTCAGACAGCCCCAGAGATGCCAGCACGCGGCTGTTTGGGCCTGTGGGCAAAAAAGGCTTGCCGCGCACAGCGATCAGGGCCTCTTCGCTTTCGTGCAACAGCCAGCTTGTGCCAAACTTGGTGGTGATCTGCTTGGCCATTACGCGGCGGTCACCCTGATACAGGCCGACGAACACCGACTTGCCGCCGTTCTCGATGATCTCGGCCTTGGCGAGGTCCAATTCGGCGCTCATGCGGTGTGCCCACTGGCTCAAAAAGCCATCAGTGTCGCAGCGCTCAAACGATGCAACGGCTTCTGCTTCGTGGGCGGCGGCGGTGGTGCGAAGTTGCTGTGCGGTGGTCATGTGTGTATCTCCTCTTGCTTACACCCCATTGTTAACACGCAGTTAACACACCTGCAACAGCAAAAGTGAACGGGTGCGCAAAAAAAATCCCCACGCCGAAGCGCGGGGAGTTGGGAGGTCGAAGCATAGCGGGCGCGGTCAGGGAGGTGCGAAAGGCGCCCGCAGATCCACGATATAGCTCGCATCGTTGATCTTCAAGCAATATCTGGTGTAGAGTTAACTGTGACTTAACACCGGAGGATCACATGAACGACGAAACCAAAGAGCTGGTGCGCATGCTCAATCAACCGCACCGCGTCCCAAACATGCTGGCGCTGATGCGCGCATGCGAAAAGGCGGCCACGCTCATCCAAGCGCAAGCCGCCGAGATCGAGGCGCTGCAGGCGGCCAAGAAGCCAGCCGCCAAGCGCAGCGTGAAGAGCGAGGGCTAGTCGCCGATATTTAGCAGGCCGCCTGATTGCTGAGCCAGCCTCTGCAGCAGGCGCGCCTCCATCGGCGCAGTCGGTGGCATCAGGCCACGCTGCACTGGCCCAGAGCGCAGCACCGCACGTCCAGCGGCTGGCGCAGCGGCGCCGGCAGCGCCAAGCAGGCCAGCTGTGAGCAGATCGCCGCCCATCATGCCGGCACCAGCGCCGCCAAGCCCAAGCATGCCAGCGACAAGGCGTGGGTCAAAGCGCGCGCCGCCTGCGCCCACGGCCGGCAGCGACGCAACGACCTCCTCGGCTGCGAATGCCAAGTCACCGAGCGGCGAGCGGCCCTCTCCGGTGATGTATTTAGTCCCCTCGCGCAAGCGTGCGGCAGTGCCGAGCGCATTTGGCGTAATCAAGCCGGAGCGCGCCTCGGAGCCGCTGCGGTTCTGGGCGCGCAGCACCGTCAGGTAGTCGCGGTATTTGCCGCGGGTGTCGCGCAGCACGTTATACAGGTCAGGGTCGACGCGCGACACGCCGCGCTCGAGGATGTTGTCCAACGCCTCAGACATCGCCATCGCCGCAACCGCCCGCTCGTCGCCCTTGGACGACTGGACAGCTTTGCCAAGCCGTGTGCGGAACTCTGCAATCGTTGCCCCGCTGATCGGTGTGCCTGTCTGCGCGCTCTCGGTGATGCGATCCAGCGCCTCCTGCACGACGCGCGGCATGTTGGGATCGGAGCTGATGTCCTCAAAGTTCTGCTTGATGCTCAGAGCCGCCTGAACGTCAGCAGCTGTCGGCACCTCGTTCACGACCTCCTCGGCGCGGTCAAACACGGCACCGAGCGACTGCTTGCGCTCGGCCAGCGCCTTCGGCGTCGCCCGCGGGGCGTCGCTGCCAAGCATGCGCATGGCCGTCTTGGTCACGCCCTCAACGGTGCTGAGATCAGTCGCCTCGACGCCTTCAAGGCGCATGAGCCGCTCCGAGCCAATCTTCTGGCCGGCGGTCATCGGAACACCGGCACGCTCCAGCAGGCCGGCGCTGGCGGCGCGCTCAGAGCCTTCACGCATCATGCGCGCCTCTGGACCAGTCAGCATGCGACGTGCGCCCGCCTTCAGCCCCTCAAGGCCAGCAGGCGCCGCGATCGCGCCAAGCAGCCGAGCCATGTTTTCGTTTTCTGGGGAAACGCGCTGCGCAATCTGCCCAGCGGTTTCACTGGCCAATGCCGGCACTACGGACATTCCAATCGCCCGCGGGATGCCTGCACCCATCGGCATCACTGCCGCGCCGCCAGCGAACTCTCCGACAGTGCCTGCATATTGGCCAAGCGTAGTGGGGCTGCGGTATTCGCTGAAACCGCCGGTCAGGCGCGACGCGGCTTCAGGCATCGTCTCGCCCTGCGGCAGCGGCGCCATTGGCTCTTGACCCATCATGCGCAGCACAAAGTTTGTCGGCAGGTTTGCCAGCAGCTCCGGCGCCTTGCCGAAGAACTCTGTGGTCTCAGCCGCGCCGCGGATGCCGCCGGCTGCCAGCGACTTGCCAGCCTCCATTGCCTGCTCGCCAATCGGGGCGTCAGCCATGCGCGCAGCTTCTGCAGCCTGCTCAGCCTCACGCTGCCGAGCGGCGTCGATAAAGCGCTTTGCCGCGGCGTCGTTTTTATCTGCCAGCGCGCGGCGGGCGGCCTCTTTTAGCTGCTCGACGGTGTATTCATCCATGGCTTACTGCTCCAGATATTTGCGGTCTTCGTCTGTCAGGCCGCCGCGCTGGCCCTGATATGCTGGGTTCTTTTCCATCGCGTCTGAGAACAGCTTGCGAGCATCCCGCAGGGCGACCACCAAGTCTTCAGGGCGGCCACGCAAAGCGCGGTCAAGGCGCGAGCGTGCAGCTGATGCCTGCTTGCCCTCGATCTCAGTGATCTGCCCGCCGCCCTTCAACTGCTGGTATGCCTCCAAGAAGTTCAGGCCGCGCAGCTGGTCAACGTATGACATCAGGTTGCTGTATTCTGGTGCGGCGCCGAATTGCTCCAAGAACTGGTTGACGGTGCCTTTGAAGCCAGTGATCGCGCCGAGATCTGGCGACGCCAGCAGCGCATCAATAGCTGCAACGCCGAGCGTCTGCGGCACAACCGCTTTACCGGCCTCCGCCGCCCGATCGCGCATTGCGTTCAATCGCGTCAGCTCGGCGCTGACATACGGCGCCATCGACGGCGTCGTTGCCAAGATGCCGGTCAGCTTTGCGATGTGCGCGTCGATCATTTCTGGCGTCGCGTTCGGAGGCAGCGGCGATGCGCCGAGTGCGCCGAGCATCTGCTGCCGCGCGGCCAGCTCGGCCGTCTGGATCTGGCGCTTGCGCTCCATGTCGCGGATGTCGCTGAAGCCTTTCATCGTGTCAGAGAATGCCGTGCCTTGGCGCCCCTGCAGCGCGGCGCCGGCGTCGGCAATCGCCGCAAACGCCAAGATGGTGCGCTGGCGCTTGGACAAGCCCTCAAAGGGGTCTGTGCTGTATGGCTGCTGAAGCAGGCTCGCCGGCACTGGCCCAGCTGGCATCCCCGCCACCTGCGGCGCGGCAACGATTGGCGCAGTGGTGCCTGCCTGAGTTGCTTGGCCAGATGCCACGGCGGCGTCGCCGGGGTCCATGCCAGCGGCGCGGGCCTCGCTATACGTCGGCTGGCGGCCGTCCGACACGCCCAGCGCCTTCATGGCGTCCTGCGCGATAGGCTGAGCGTCTGCGCGAGGCATCGCTGGATTGTCGCCAACGGTGATGGTGCGCAGCGGCGACAGTGTAGCCTGCGGGATACTCACGCCAGCTGCGGCCTCTGGCGGCAGCTGAAACGCAGGGGCGCCGCCCATCTTGGCGATGTCTGCGGCGGATGCAGGCTCACCAGCCATGGCGCCAGTCAGCTGAAACGTCTCAATGTCGGCCGGCGTCAGGATGCGCTCATTGCTGGCGGCGGCCATCATTGCGGCCTCCTCCGGTGTCGGCGTGTCGCCCGGCACTGCGTCAAAGAAGCCATACTTGTCGATGTCGGCTTGGGTGAGTTTGTATGCCATCACTTGGCCCCCAGTTCGTTTGCGATCGCGCCGTAATCAACGCGGCGGTATCCGTCCTCGCCCATGATGACGTATTCTGGGCGGATCTGCTCAACCTCTTGCGCGATCACGCCATACGTAGGCATAACCTCGGCGCCGGCGGCGATGCCCTCTTCGTTCCAGTCCCAAGTGTAGAGATTGAAATCGCCGACTTGGCCCAAGTGCTGGATGTTTTCTTTCAGGCGTGCGTCGGAGAATGGCATCCACCCCATTGCGCCAAACCCCTGACCAGCGCTTCCGATGCCGCCCAAAACACCGCCCAGCGTCCCCATCGGGTCGCGCTCGGTTTTCGTCGTCGTCCCATAGCCAGATGGCACCGCACCCGCAGCGCCAGTCAATACGCCAAACTGCGTCAGCGGATACTGCATCGCCAGCATGTATTGCTCGTAAAGCGCGTCCTGCTCTTGCTGGCTAAGCGTGCGCTCTGCCTCGCCTGCTGCCATCGCGGCGCCTAGGCCAGTGATCTCCTGCTGCAAGCGCGCGCCGGCAGTGCCTAGGCCGCCCTGCGCAGCAGCTGCGCGCGCTGCAAGATCTGCCTGCGCCATTCCGGCGGCCTGCGTGTAGCCAGCCTCACGCAGGCGAGCTGCGGTGTCTGCGGCGGTCTCTGCAAAGGCGCGGCGCGTCTCGGCTTCGGCGACGCCCTGACGGCTGCCGCCGAATGCGCCTGCGGCCGTCGCAGAGGCACCCAGCTCGTTAAGCGCCACATCGCGCTCGCGGCCGATGTCGCGCATGGTGGCGTCAATGACGTTCTGCGTGTATGGTGACATGTAGCGCTGGACATTTTCCGGCGACAGGCCCTGCTCGGCGATCATGCTATACACGTCGGCCGCCTGATCGAATGCAGGCGTCCCCATGCTTAGAGACCCGTAGCCAGACAGCGCCTGACGCTGTAGGCCGGTTAGATCGGCGACGCGTGTGCCAGTATACGGCGTGAATGGCGTGCTTGCGAGGCG